TGAATGATCATATCTAACTTACCGGACGTTGTTTGTTCATCAGCAACATCCAGCATATTTAACTTTCTAATCAACCGCTGCAATGTTGAATTCGGCTCATTCATTACTGAATATAAAGGATTCTCGACGATAGCTATAGTTCGCTTAAGCATTCGAACTGTTTCTTTCTGTCCAGTCTTTTCGTTGTAAACTTCGACATCGACTGAATCCGGATACCAATTCATGATCTTACCTGTACGGATTGATTCGATTTCAAACGCTCCAGATATCTTGGGTTTTGTATTGGTATCGGTAGGGACCAATGCTACACATCCTTCATCGAATAAAGAAAGTACAGTATCACGAATAAAATCTCTAGATGTCTGATCAATATTCGCTTCGGTTGAGAAAATATAATTCAATGATGAATCTTTAATCTTTTCAACAAAATTCTCATTCTCATCAACACGGATATGCTCAATATCTATCGCTGAAACATCTATAGCTATTCTATTGTAGATCGCCGCGATTATAGTATTATCGTTTCCGAAGTGGAGCCTATGCCTATCTGGCCTATAATATCCAGAAAAGGAGCCGCCATATATTGGCGTTGGATCTTTATTTTGGAAAGCGTTCCACGCATGTGAAATTCGATCAAGAAAATTCATATCTAAGTCTCCTTTATCGATGGATATTATTTCTTTCGTAATTAGAAGGCATTACCGATGTTACTTCTAGTGCAGGGATTTGAATCCTCAATGCATCACCAATTAAATCGGAATATGCATCAAACCCATTTGCTCTGGATATAGTCGCGCGAGCAGCTTCTCTACTGGCCGGGGATGCGTTGGGGTTTTGTAATATTGATCTAGCACGTGGTAATTCGGCCATGATAGATCGTCGGGTTTCTTCTCTAGAATCTATAAGCTGTTTCGAAAGCTGGTAGTCATTATTCTGCTTATTGTATCTTAGAGTAGACTCATTGGCCATTTTAGCCATTTCTCTATCATTTTTATTTTTCTCTTGAAGTGTCCTAAATGCATTATCGGCATCTTGCTGGTTTTGTTTTCTAGCTTCGCCATAGGCCCACTTTTTTTGTTCGAACTCGAACTGCTGTCTATCTGTGATTTCTTTGAGAT